ATGTAGCTTTATATATTAATAGGGTGTGTGTATGTATGCGTAATAGGTGTATCAGTCTGCTCTTAAGCGGCAAGACCGAGCGTAGAAAAACCCCGGCTTTTCAGCCGGGGTTGATCCCCTAGGTTCGATCAGCTTGTGCGCTTCTTAAGAAAAGCGTGTGCGTCCGTCATATTCTTCGGAGAGTTAGTGCTTTTCGAGGGCATTACCCATTCCGATCCGGTACACGTCTTAAAAGCTTTCTTCGCTGCTTCTACTGCGGCTAAGAACTCGGCTTCTTGAGCGTCATTCCGTTCAATCACCGCGACGAGTTTGCAGAGGCGGTCATCGTTTCCCTCTTCGGAAGCTTCCTTCGCTTCTGCCAATTTGTCGGCTGTGTTACGAGCAGTGTATTGAGCGCCTTTGACATTTGTGAAACACAATGCGCCCAACATCTGATTAGCCACCCAGACTGACACGCCTGATTTGATTAGGTTTTCGTATAACGTTGTAAACATTTTAAACATTAGTAATACTCCAGTAAATTGAAAGGATCTCTTTCAGAATGACGACTCTGATCCGGTGTCAGGGCTGGCCCACTTGGGCCATCACTCTTGTGGCGCGCCCTATAGCGGCCTTGATACCGGATCACGCACAAGAAACCCGTGCCACGGAGTGGCACAACAAAGATGTGCTGCTTGGGGTCGTCATACTGTTGATCCTTTCGATTTCTGGCGTATTCCTTTTGTTTCCAATGTTCACAAGGTTATCCCGAAAACATTTTCAAATCGGGCGTGTCAAGATGGGTAGGATGAGCACGATTGTTGGGCCTCTGTGTTTACACAAATACTCAAAGGCGCATCAATCACGCTCTTAACCAGCCGACACTTTGGGAAAGCGTAGGAACTTCGACGAGGGGAATGATGACCCCCTCTGCTATATCGAGGACGGGTGATTGGACGCAATGACGCTCAAGTAGCCGAGGGCTCCGCAGGAAAGCAGGGAAGTTAGGTTTTAACCGTGTACCGGTTCGGCTTGGGTAATCCCCGAAAACACAACTCTGCGAAGAATATCGCTCGGACCACCGCTTTTCTAAGAAGTAGCACAGGCTTAGCGAACATCAGGGATCTACCCCGGCTGGAAACCGGCGGTCTTTTCACGTCGAGCGTCTTGCCGCTTTTACAACAAGCCCGGAGGACATTAGCACTTTCTTCTTTCTTTCTTTCAAGGGCTTAATAAGAACGAGGATTGAATAGGCTTGACATATGCCTCAGTCTCCCCCTTATGTATCCCCCACAGGGGTTGTTCATTATGAAAAGATATATCGATAAGCTGCAAAAAGCTGATGAGAAGCGCAAGTCCCTAAGTCCTCTTCGAAAGAGGATTGTCGATCACATAACTGCAACAGGTGATGGGCCTAGCAAGACAGCTAGAGTATTGAATTGCAACAGAAGTTCAGTTCACTTGGCACTACGAGATGAGGTGGTGCAGCATGAGTTAGGTGTACAGGTAGGTCAACGGCTGCATAGAGCAAGCGCAATAGCAGGTAATACACTGGTAAGTTTGACACGTTCTGCTTCGTCTGAGTACGTAAGGTTGCAAGCCGCGGATAGTATACTGGATCGTACAGGGTACAGGGTGCCTGATCGCAGTCTTCATCAGGTTCAGGGTGACGTGCGTATAAGTATAGATCTATCCTAGTACACGTGGTGTCGAAGCTGCTTTTCTTTGTCTGATACATACGAGATATTGATAGGGGGGTTCTAAAGTTGACCTAGGCAGTCGAGTATGTGTCCTATACACGCAATTTTCTTCCAGAAAGTATTTTACCCTTTAATTATTTTTTTGTCTTGGGGACACAAATATGCAAAAAAGATGTGTTTTTTTGACAGTTGTGTCATGGTGGAGAAATGGATGCCGTTGATTGCCCTTGGTGTGGACATTGGACACGACCTTTTAGGGTCAATGGACACTATGAATGCCTTAAATGTAAGAGAATACTGATGGATTGTTGCGATGGAGAAACGGCACAACCCAATGGCGATGGATTTAAGAAGTCCCAAATACAGTCAACGCCGCGTGAAGAGTAAGAAAACCTACACAAGAAAGGAAAAGCATGGAACCCGGAGTCATCAAGAAAGAAATGCAGAAGATATCCAAGAAACTACACAGTTCGATGGACGGTATGCCCCAGATGGCAAAGGTATGGAAGGCAGTTGAAGGCATAAAGGCCGACATAGAGGACGCACACAGAGAGTTAAGGGGAGAAAAGAAGGTTGCAGACAAGAAGTAAGACAGTAGATGGGGGGTTGCTGCTGTCTTCTCACAAGTCTTCGTTCTGTTCGGAGCTAAGATACGAGGATTTGCAGAGGCTTAGGGCGGTTGCAAGAAAATACTTTGAAACAAAGACCAAGCGTCATAAGATATCGGACATAGAACTGGACAAATGGATAGAGGCGAAGGGGCCAGTTGTCCGTGAAAAGCTAATTAAGCATGCTGTGGACAACAGGTTAGGATGAATTATGATTTCAAGTATAAGCCGGGGGGTGAAGTCCTTCTTGACTTCCTTAAAGACGATAGTTTCTTCCGCGGTATACGCGGTCCAGTTGGCAGTGGTACGTCATCTGCATGCTGCATTGAGATATTCCGCCGTGCGAGTGGGCAAAAGGCTGGGCAAGATGGAAAAAAGAAAACCAGATGGGCCATCATAAGAAATACCAACCCTCAACTTAGAACAACAACAATCAAGACATGGCTGGAGTGGTTCCCCGAAAGAGTATTCGGGAAGTTCAACTGGTCTGTTCCTTACACGCACCTAGTAGAAGTGGGGGATGTTGAATGTGAAGTTATTTTTCTGGCACTGGATCGGCCTGACGATGTGGATAAGCTTCTTTCTCTTGACCTTACAGGAGTGTGGATAAACGAGGCCAGAGAAGTAGCTAAAGCTGTGGTCGATGGCTGCACAATGCGGTGTGGAAGATACCCTTCTATGAAAGATGGGGGGCCATCATGGTATGGTCTTATTGCCGACACAAACGCACCGAGCGATGATCACTGGTGGCCCATCATGGCAGGTGAATCCCCTGTACCGGACTACATCCCAAGAGAAGAAGCCCTTATGCTGTCAAAGCCTGTGGATTGGAGGTTCTTTACACAGCCCAGCGGTATGCTTGAAGTCATGGACGAGACAGGAAAAGAGATAACGGGGTACAAGGTCAACAGCAAATCGGAGAATGTGGACAACCTCCCCCCGGATTACTACGACAAGATAATTCTTGGGAAAACAAAGTCATGGATTGATGTCTATGTAATGAACAAGCTTGGGACTGTAGACGAAGGGAAGACAGTTTACCCAACTTACAACGATGATGTGCATGTTGCAGCCGAACCGCTGATTACGATAGACGGTCTTCCGGTATACGTGGGTATGGATTTCGGGCTTACACCGGCAGCGGTGTTCGGCCAGAAAATGCCCAACGGTAGATGGCTTATCCTGAGAGAGGTCGTGACCTATGATATGGGAACTGCCAGATTCGCTGATACCATACGAAGCGAGATATCGAGACACTTCCCCAGCTTTCCGTTAGACGCATTTAACTTCTACGGTGACCCAGCAGGTGACCAGAGAGCGCAGACTGACGAAACAACCCCCTTCCAGATACTGAGAACACACGGAATTGTAGCACGTCCTACAAATACCAATGATCCTGTAGTCAGAATAGAGTCTGTCGAGGCTATGCTGAACCGAATGGTGGACGGATTGCCCGGATTTTTGCTTGACCCCAGTTGCAAAACACTTAGGCAGGGGTTCAGATCGGGCTATCAGTACAGGAGGTTACAGATTTCCGGGGAAGCTAGGTTTGAAGACAAGCCGTTAAAGAATAAATTCTCACATCCGCACGATGCCTTGCAGTATATGGCTCTTGGTGCAGGTGAAGGACGGGAAGTTTTGCACGGTACAAGGAAAATGCAGTCGTTTAACATAAAAGCGGAAGGTGGGTTTTGGCAGAGGCAAAAGAAAAACAGGGAATCGCAGGGGAGATATGGTATATAGGGTTTCGGCCTGTACCAAAGACCTTACCGCTTCCTTGGCGTTGGTTTATACACCCCAATTTTGCCCATGTTATGGCGTTCCGGTTTGATCTGGTAGCAAACGCATGGGTATTTACGGAATGGTCTGGCACTAAGCTTTTTATAGAGGTGTGGCACGGAAAAGACATGGACGATATCTTTGCATGGTTAGGTAAGGAGGGAGCATTAGTTTCTTTTGAGGCTAGACATGACCCACTAAAACTTATTAAACTGCGCATGCCCTTCTATTGCGTCTCTTGGGTGAAACATTTATTGGGGCTACGTAACTCTGCCGCCGTAACGCCGTATCAATTGTTTTGTACTCTGCGTACACGTGGTGGTAAGGTCATCTATGACGCAGGAGAAAAGTAATGGGTGGTTTTTTCGACTCACCAAGTATTCCAGACCGCGAACCAGATCCAGAGCTTGCAAGGCTAAAGGCTGAAGAAGATGCTCGTTTAAAAAAGCTGAAAGAAGCAGCGGCTGAAAAGAAGAAGAGGTTTGCTGCTGGTATGATGGGGCCGCGTTCACTTATGAGGGGAGGGTATACCGGATTCCCGACAAGAACTAACCTAGGTGATGAGGAGTTTGTAACGTAATGGGCGGTGATAGCGGATCAGGTGGAGGAGACAGCGGCGGTGGTTTCGGAGGAGGAGGATTCGACCCCGGATTAGGCGTACCCGAAGAGCATGTAATAGATGCTATCGTTGGAGGGGCAGCAGATCCCTACGGTGGCTACGGAGATTACGGAACGAGTGGGTCTGGATCAGGCTCGACAGGTGCAGGAGTCACGCCTGTTTTTGTCGGCCAGCCTAATACATTTCCACAACCCGGACAGACTGTCGGTAGCCAGACTGTCGGGTCTTTCATTGGATCGGGTATAGACAGAGTTAAGCAGGGGGATACATTTAATTTCGGGGTCGGTTCGATAATTGGGGAGATACTTGCAAACATATTTATGGGTGGCGCGCCCGGACTTATGAAATCTGCTTTTTCATTGGGAGCAGGAAAGGTTCTTGCTAATCCTATCGGCGCACTGGGCATGAAAGATATTGTGCAAGTCGGTGTAAGACCGGATATAGGCAAGGTAACGGCAGCTTCCCCTATGTTTGGGGTTGAGCCTATTGATCTTTTGAATCTGGATCTGAAACCAAGCTATTTGAAACAGGACGTGTTCGACAGGATGCGTGGTGTCGAAGCGAAGCTGGATGCGCTGCCAGAAGTACAGGGGCTAGAGGCTGACGACCTGACAGGTGGGTTGTATGATATGAACACAGCCCTTGATGAGATTGTAATACATGAAAAACAAATGGGTGAAGACCTACCATCAGACCTCAGACAAACAGCATCAACAGTCGAAACGGAATACACAGAAGAAGAGCTAGCTAATTTTATATTCGGCGGCAATCTAGTCGATCCCTCTCAAAGAGAGGTACAGGTAGCCGGGATGGGTACAGTTCTGGATGATATTGTAGGGTCTATTTATGCCGAAGGGCAAAAGGCAGGGAGTGAACTTACAAAAGGACTCAGCGATCTGTTTGGAGGATTGACTGGTGCAGTCAGTATGGCTGCTACAGGGACAGGTGGCTTTCTGAAAGATGCTTTAGCTTCACCTCTGATAAGTGTAGCAGAAGGTGTAGAGGGATTGATCGAAGGTGCTATATCAAACACCCCGGAAATACTGGATAGCATGCGCAAGGACTTAATAAAGGGAGGAAGGGATATTGGAGGAGCGGTGTTGGATGTACAGGAAAAAACGGGAGATGCAATCGGTGGGTTTATACATCCTATCTTAAATTTTATAGACAGGGCGGCAGGGGGTCCGGGGGATGGCACACCTGTTGCTTCTCTGAAGACACCTACCTCGACAGCAACAAAAAGAGAGAACGCAGAAAAAGTTGCCAAGAAGGGGTTTGATAGCGAGAAGTACGGAGATGGTGGCCACGACACACCAGCAACCCCAAGGAAAAAGAGGGCTGCGACAGGTGGGCCTAGTCGGTCTGCTGCTTCCAAGGCTCCTGTAAGGAAAAGAACAGAACAACAGATCGCTGCTGCGGCAGCGCGGCGGCGTTATTACGGTGGGTCGTCACTCTTTGGCCAAAGAGGCAGGACAGGATTCGTCTGATGGAAAAAAGTATGGAGCAATTGGTAACGTCTGAGTCTAGGGCGTTACAATTGAGAGGACTCTGGGAAGGAACTTGGGCAGAATGCTACGATTATTCTATGCCGGGACACAACGGATTTACCAGAAGCTCCCCCGGTACACGCGGAGACGACCTGATATTTGACGAGACTGCTGTTGTCGGTGTGCAGGAATTTTCGTCCAGAATGATACAGGGCATTGTTCCCAATAATATAAGATGGGCTAGGCTTGAACCTGCCCCTGCTGCTGTCGCGGAAATGGATGACGAGCAGGTGAAGGCAATCCAGATGACGCTGGATGATGTGAACGAATATATGTTTGAAGTTATTAATGCTTCTAACTTTTCTCAGGAAACACATGAGGCATTTCTTGATCTTGCTATAGGCACAGCCAGCATGACTATAGAAAATGGTGATGCGATACATCCTATAAAATTTAATGCTGTACCGTTATCTCAGGTTGCCCTTGAACAGGGGCCGTATGATAGTGTGGGGGCGCAGTATAGAAAAAGAAACGTCAGAGCAGACGCAATACTTTCAATATGGCCCAAGGCTACTCTAAGCACAGAGTTAAAAAGACTTGTCAAAGATAAGCCTCATCAGGAAATAACCATAAACGAAACAACCTACAGAGATTGGACTCGCCCGGACGAGTATGTTTATTACTATTGTGTCTATACCAAAAAAGACAGCCATAAATTATTCAAGGAAACTTACACAGGTGTAGGGTCTAATCCGTGGGTAACGTTCAGATGGGCGAAAACCAGTGGAGAGGTTTACGGGAGAGGCCCGATATATAATTCTCTTGCTGCAATAAAAACAGCGAACCTGACGGTACAACTAATACTGGAAAATGCAGAGCTTGCTTTGTCAGGGGTATGGCAGGGTGATGATGATGGTGTTCTCAACCCTGCGAATGTCCGTC